ACTCCGCGCCAGAGGGCGCGTTCGACGACGCGGTGTGTGCCCTGGCCTTAGCCAACCTTCATCGGCAACAGGCCCTGGAGGGCGGCTGGAGGCTGCTGTGACCCCCGCCGACTTTGCCGCGGCCGTGGTACGCGAGCTGGATGCGCTGCTGCCGGCGTGGTGCCGCCAGTTCTTCCGCCCCGTTGTGCGCCACTTTGCAAACTACCGCCAGGCGGAGCCGGTCTACGTCGTCGGCCTGCGCGCTACGCACGCGATCGAGGTCCCGGTTGGCGGCGTGCTGGCCGCCGCGCAGGCCGTTGCGCTGGAGGACGGCTTTACGCCCGGCCCCTATGGCATCTGGACCACGAATCCCGGCGCCGTCGCCTACCCCGTGGACCCAGACCTGCTCGCTAGTCTTTCCGAAGAGCACGCGGCGCGGTTCGTCACCCATACCGCCCACGCGCTACTCGGCGTGGCCTGGCTCAGCGGCATCCTGCCGCCGCACCGGCCGCAGCCCGCACCGCCGGGGCCGGTGCGGCGGGCGGACTAGGTCTCGAGGGCGGGGAGCGGGAACTGCGTCCCGCAATGGGGGCACTGCACGATTGCGGCTTCTGTGTCCGGCTGGGCATCGTGCTGGCGCTGCATGCCGGCAAACTTCCCAACCGCCCCGCGCCCCTTCACGCCCTGCGAGCCCTTCGGCACTGGGCTAAAGCTGCGAACGACCTGGGCTACCTGCGGGGGACTCGGCGCGGCGGGAGCGCTCTGGCGCACCGCGGCAGCATACACTGCCCTGGCGACCTCTGGCTCACGCGCCACCGGCGCCAACGCGCGAGCGGTCGTGGTGGGCAGCGTCCCCGGCTCCAGCGCCAGGATGCGCTCCATCCGTGCTGCCTGCACTTGCTGGTAGAACCAGGCTTGCTTTTGCTGGAAGCGGTCCAGGCAGTAGGCGCGCCAGCTCTCGTAGCCTAGTGCCTCCCAGCCGCGACCCTCGTACAGCTCAAGGAGTGTTTCGCGGAGGTTGGTGAGCTGCTCCCCAGCTACGGTCATGTGATCTACCACCGCCTTCGTCAGACGCTCAGCAGCCTTCTTGCTGAGTATAGTCGTCGCCACCGCGGTCATTCCCAGCCTCCCTTATACGCGTAGAAACCGTGGCCAGGTTATACGCGTATAAGGGGACGAGCGCTACCCGGCTTGCTGCTGTGCGCCCCATCGCGCATGCTAGCGTGTGGAGGTGGCGCTGATGGCCGACGGCCTGCTCGACCGCCTGGGGGCTAGCCTGCGCGCGCTGGTCAGCCTCTACGGCCCCCGCGCCGACAGAGCAGCGTTCGGACTTTTAACCGGCATCCTGCCCGGCGGGCGCGGCGAGCTGTCTCCCCGCGGCACCAACGAGTACCTGAAAGCCTACTCCGAGTCGCCCTGGCTACGCGCCGTGGTCCAGAAGATCGCCCACGTCGTCGCGACTACCGAGTGGCAGCTCTACGTCGCCAAGGCGCCCCCGGCCGCCCCCGGCGTGACCGGCAAGGTCTATCAGGACCGCGCCTTCCAGCGCGACAGCGACTGGCGCCGCCGTGCCTACCGCCGCAAGGAGCTGGCCAGCACCGGCGACCTTCAGCAGCTCGACACTCACCCCATGCTCGACCTGCTGAACAGTACGAACACCTTCCTCACCGGGCTGATGACCCGCCAGCTCACGCAGATCTACCTGGACCTCGTCGGCGAGGCGTTCTGGGTCAAGGAGCGCAAGACCAAGACCGGCCCGCCCATCGCCGTCTGGCCGATCCCGCCCACCTGGGTCTTCGCCACTCCCACGCCCATCCGTCCCTACTTCGAGGTGCGCTACCGCGGCTGGCAGGTGGAGATCCCCGACACCGAGGTCCTCTGGATGGCCGACCCGAACCCGCTGAACCCCTACGGGCGCGGCGCTGGCATGACCCACGCGCTTGGCGACGAGCTGGACACCGACGAGTACGCCGCGCGCCACACCAAGCTCTGGTTCCAGAACCGCGCCCGGCCGGACGTGCTGATCACCATGGAGGGCGCCAACCCCGCCGAGGTCGCGCGCCTGGAGCAGGACTGGCTGTCTAAGAGCCAGGGCTTCTGGCGGGCGTTCAAGCCGTACTTCCTCAGCGGCAAGGGCAACGTCCAGATCAAGGAGCTGAACCAGACTTTCCAGGACATGCAGCTTATCGAGCTGCGCAAGTTCGAGCGCGACATGGTGATGCAGGTCTACGGGGTTAGCCCCGAGATCATGGGCGTGCTCGCTAACTCGAATAGGGCAACGATCACCGCGGCGGACTACATGTTCGCGCGCTGGGTGGTCACGCCGCGCCTGGAGTTTCAGCGGGCGATCCTCCAGGAGCGCCTGGCGCCGGAGTTCGACGAGCGCCTGATCGTCGACTACGCTAGCCCCATCCAGCGCGACGAAGACCACGAGCTGGCCGTCGCCACCGCCGCGCCCTACGTGCTGACCGTGGACGAGTGGCGCGAGATGCTGCACCTGCCCGCCCTGCCCAAGAAGCAGGGCCAGGTCCACATGGTGCCCAGCACGCTGACCGCGGTGGAGGACATCAGCAGCCACGCGCCGCCGCCGCCGACCATGTTCCCGGCTTCGCCGGGGGGCAGGCTGCCCCCCGGCCAGAAGCCGGGGCTGCTCCCGCCCGGCGAGGCGCCGCCCGCGGACGGCCAGGCGCCCCCCGGCCAGAAGCCGCCCAAGGCCGCGAGCTGGTCTACGCCCGCCGGCACGCTCGCCGCCCAGGCCCAGTGGCGCGGCGTGGCCGGCATGCTCCAGAAGGCCCAGGGCCACGACGGCTTCATGGTTGCCCTGTGGGTGCCTGCCGCCAGCGCCGGCCTGCTCGCCCTGCCCGGCGCCGAGCCGCCCGACCAGCTCCACTGCACGCTGGCCTTCTGCGGCCCCTACCGCCAGGTGCCCGTCGTCCAGCTCGGCGACACGCTGGCGGCGCTGGACGCGCTCGCCGCGGACTGGGCGCCGCTGGACGGCGCGATCGGCGGCTACGGCCAGTTCACCGGCACGGCCGGCCCCGGCGTGGAGGGGGCGCAGGACGTGTTCTACGCCTCGCTCGACGTGCCCGGCCTGGTCGAGCTGCGCCAGGCGGTCGTGACCGTGCTGGTCGCCCACGGCATCCCGCCGCTGGCGAACCACGGCTTCACGCCCCACGTCACGCTGGCCTACCTGCCGCAGGGCACCGCGGCGCCGTCGCCGTCGGTGCAGAACCTGCCGCTCCACTTCGACGCCCTCACGCTGGCGCTCGGCGACACGCACCTGTCGGTCCCGCTCACCGGGCCGCTCTCGGGCGCCATCGTGCCCCTACCGCTACCGCACCCGCAACTCGCCCCAGAGACCCGCGCCGGGCCGTACAGCGTCAAGGAGGCCCATCCCACGATCCCGCCCGCGGAGATCCAGGCGGCGCGAGACTGGTGGCGGCAGGCCGTCGCCCCGACCGCCGGCATTGCCGCGGGCCTGCTAGACGCCGCGCCCGTGGGCGCCCCGCCGGCGGGGCGCCGGACGAACGGCTACGCGGTCACCCGCTTTAACCCGGTGCACGATCCGCATAGCGGTGAGTTCGCTAGCGGTGAAGGCGACGACGGCGGAGCTGCGTCGCCGCGCCCGGCGCTGACCGGTCTCGCGCGGCGCATGGTCGAGGTTGACGTAGCCGGTGACACGCTCCGCGACCTATTCAGCAGCGACCCGGATGCGCCTGCCAATATCGCCGATAACTACAACCTCAACACCGTGACCGATCGCATGCGGGAGCAGGCCGCGCGCCAGGTCCAGGCGCTCAGCCAATGGACGCTTCAGCAGCGCGGCGTGCCGGACCCCGCGACCGTCTGGCGCGCGGGCGAAGTGAGCGCCGAGATTGTCAGTGCCTCGTTGGAGGAGGGCGGCGCGCGGTCCTTCGCTCGCCGTACCGGGATGGACCAAAGCCGCGTCACTGGCTACACTATCCCTCGTGCCGCCATCCTGGTTGACGTGAATGGGGTGAAGGGCAGCCGTCAGCCGTACCCCGGCGAGGCTGAGGTACTGGTCCGCGGCGAGACACTCCGTGCCCCGCCGGCGGGGCGCCGGACGAACGGCCACGCCGTCACTCGCTACTCCGCAGACCAGCCGCGCGAGCCGGCTGGCAGCAGTGCGGGCGGAGAGTGGGCCGGCGCAGCCGGTGGCTTGCCCGCGTTAGCGCCCGCCCCCAGCGACGCCTCGGGGAACTTGCTCCACCCGGCCTACGCCTACATTGCCGCAACCGGCTACGCCGACCGTGACAGCGACATTCAGAGTATTCGCGAGGAGCGCGTCCGCGATGCGACGGCGGCTGACCTGGCCGCTCGCGTGCAGGCCCAGCTCGGCGCGGCGAGTCCCTTCCCCGACGCCGCCGCGGCCTCTGCCTGGCTCCGGCCCCTCCTCGTGGACTGGGGGAATAGCGCGCGCTCGTCCTCAGTCTTGGCCCTCCACGAGGCTGTGCGCCAGAAGTTCGACCTGCCGACCGAGGCAATGCGAGGTATTGACCCGGTCCCGCCGAGCCCGGAGCAGCGCGCCCTGGTCGACGCGATCTACGCGAACACGCAGGCGCACCTGGCTGCGGCGGGCATCACCGAACTGACGCTTGCTCGCGGAGCGCGGGTGCGAGATACCTACCTGCCGTCCGGCTTCCAGTCCGACGCGGATCCCCGCCACGGCGCGCAGCACGTCGATGCTCCCGCGCTGCTCGCCCCCCTGTCCTCCTGGACCGGCAGCGCGCAGATGGCTGGGCAGTTCACTAGCTTCCTGGCGCAGGCGCCCCGCGACGCGTCGATCCCGCGCACGCGCGTCCAGCTCACCGCGACGGTCCCCGCAGCCCGGATCTTCAGCACCGGACGCACGGGGCTGGGTGAACTGCGCGGCACCGAGTTCGTGCTGGTCGGGGGACAGAGCGCGGTGCGCTGGCACGCTTTCGAGTCGGGGGCCGGCTTCGTCTATCGCGCTGCCGCTCTCGCGAGCGGCTTGTCGCCGGTGGACGAGGATGCAGTCAGCGCCGACTGGCTGCGTGTCGCCCTGGACCACCCGGGGCTGGTCGCCCGCGCCTTTAATCCCGACCAGCCCCGCGACGACCACGGCCAGTGGACCAGCGACGGCGGCGTAGCGACTCTGCCAACGCCCTCCGGCAGCGGCCCCTCCCCGACGCAGATGGCCAGCGAGCTGCAGGGCCACGATAGCCTCGCCAAGTACACCCGCCCGGACGGCACGCTGGAGCCCGCGCGCCAGGCCCTCCACGACGCGATCGTCGCCCGCGCTCTCGTCGGCGTCCCCAGCCAGGCCCACCCCACCGCCTACCTCATCGGCGGCGGCGCCGCCGCGGGCAAGAGCACGATGCTGAACAGCGGCGCGGTCACGGTCCCCGCGCGCGGGGCCGCCGTATACGTCGAGCCGGACGAGGTGAAGAACGACCTGCCGGAGTTTAAGGCCGGCCTCGCCAAGCGGGACCCGAACATCGCCGGCTACGTCCACGCGGAGTCCAGCAACATCGGCAAGCGCGTCCTGAGCGAGGCCATCGGCCGCCACACCGACCTGATCCACGACGCCATCCACAACACCTCGCTCGGCGCGGTCGAGCAGCGCGTCGCGCGCATGCGCGCCGCCGGCTACCGCGTCGAGGCCAGCTACGCGACCGTCCCGATCCAGACGGCCGTCGACCGCGCCCAGGCCCGCGGCGAGCGCACCGGCCGCTTCGTCCCGCTCGACGCCATCATGCAGGGCCACGCCGGCGTCGCCGCCATGTTCCCGTCGCTGCTGAGCCACCACGTCTTCGACAAGGTGACGCTGCACGAGACCAGCGGCACGACGCCCCACCTGCTCGCCAGCCAGACCAACGGCCACACCGTCATCCACGACAGAGCCGGCTACGCGGCGTTCCTGGCGCGGAAGGGCTGATGGACTACCCGTCGCTGCTCCGCATGTACCAGGCGCAGACGCTCGGCCTGACGATGGCTGAGGCGGGGTTCCCGAACACCCTGGAGAACCAGGCCCAGTGGGACCGCTGCGCCGCGCAGATCGCCGAGATCACCGCACGCGGTGGCGTCGTTGAGCTGCCCCAGGACAGCTAGGAGGCGACTGTGCGGGGCTTCTGGCGCGTGGTCTGGTGCCACCTGGTCCACTCCTGGGACTGGCAGAATCCCCGATGGCGCGAGGACTACCAGGCGCTGCTCTACCGCTGCCCCTACTGCCGTTGTGAGCGGCAGGCGATGGTGTGGCGCTGATGGCCGACCAGTATCTCTTTGACTTAACAGTCGGCGGGTACATCGACCCCGCCGGTCGCCCCGTGCCCGTTACAGCGATCAACGCCGCCGCCAGCGAGGTGCAGAGCCGCGCCCGCGACGAGATGGCCGCCCTCACCAAGCGGCTCGTGGACGGCGACCTCACCCCCGCCCGCTGGGAGCGCCAGGCCAGCGCCATGCTGCGCGAGGCGCACCTCACCGCCACCGCCCTCGCCGTCGGCGGCTGGGCCCAGGTGCCCGCCTTCGAGGACGACCTGGTGGACCGGCTGACCGGCGAGTTCACCTACCTCGCCGGCTTCCGCACCGCGCTCCCTGATCTAACGGAAGGCCAGATCGCCGCCCGCGCCGACCTGTACGCCAGCAACGTCTGGGCGACCTACCAGCAGATGCGCGGCGCGCTGGCCGAGCAGACCGGCATGGACGAGGAGCGCAACGTGACCGACCCCGCGGCCGAGTCCTGCGCCGAGTGCGACGACCTGGAGGCTGACGACTGGGTACCACTGGACACACTGCCCGAGGTCGGTGAGCGTGCCTGTCTCGCCCGCTGCCGGTGCACGATCGAGTACCGCGCCGCCGGCGTGGAGGAGAAGCGAGTGCTGGTCGGCGCGGGCGTGGCGCGGGCCTACAACCCGGACGAGCCGCGCCTCCCCGCCGGTGGTCCCGGCGGTGGGGAGTGGACGAGCGATGGCGGGAGCGACACGGGTGCGCCTGACTCTCTGGCCACACTCGCCTCAGCGCTCAGTCCGGCGAGCGCTGAGTCCTGGCTCCAACGCGACGCTCACGGCGGGCTGCGCCCCGTAGATGTGGGAGCCTTGGCGACTACACGGGAGAGCCGGGGCTTCATCGGCACGAGCGGCGCTGGCTACGAGATCACAAGTCAGGCAGTTCACAACCAGATCGGCCAGGAGCTTGCTGCGGCACACGGCTACCACGGCATAGAGTCGCCCATGACAACCGTGCTGGAGGCCGGCCACCTGATTCGCTACGTCTCGCTGCCCAAGCAGCACGAGCTGGGCGTCGAGCTGCACGCGCCGCCTTCCGACTCGCAGTGGAGTACGCTGCGGCGGTTTGCAACCAGCCTGCCAGACGCTCGCTTTTTGTTCGATGTTTACCCCCCTAAGGGAGCGCCCGACTATGCGGCGCGGTTCGGGATCGGAGAGGGGTTCGGCAAGCTGCGCGCCGCGGCAGAACGCGCCTACGGGCCGGTTAATGGCGCAGCCCGCGGCCTCTTCCGCGCCTGGGATGAGGCGCAGCACCCCCGCGAGCCCGCCGGCACGAGCGCCGGCGGGGAGTTTGCGGGTGGAGAAGGTGGCGGCTTGCCTGCGACCGCTCCGGCGACCGGCGAGCGCGACATGGCTGCCAGCCGGTACATCGAGGCCGCCGTTCCGGTCGGGGATGTGGAAGACGACACTCAGACCGGCATCGTTCGGTATGCGGTCGCGCAGGAGCTAGCCTCTGACGTCTACGCTGCCGTGGGCGCCAAGGGGGCGTTCTCGGATCTCGCGGATGCGACGAAGTGGGTCGACGACCAGATTCGCACCTGGGAAGGCAGCAGTCGGGCAACGCGCATCCTTGGGTTGCACGAGGCGGTGCGCCAGAAGTTCGACCTGCCTGAGTCCACCATGCGCGGCGTAGCCGACCTCCCGCTTACGCCATCGCCGGAGCAGCGCGCTCTGGTCGATGCCATCTACCGGAATACTCAGGCCCACCTCGCCGCGCTCGGGATCAAGGAGCTGACGCTCGTTCGGGGCGGGCTGGTGCAAGATGCGCTGCTACCGCCCGGCATCCGGCACGGCGGTCAGGGCGACCACGTGGACGGCACCGCGCAGCTCGCTCCGCTGAACTCCTGGACGAGCCAGCCGCACTGGGCCGAGCGGTTCGCTAACGCCCACGGCCTCGCGCAGGCGCCGCAAGCCGGCCAACAGCGCACCGCCGTCGTCCTCCAGGCGCGCGTACCAGCAGCGCGCATCTTCAGCACCGGCCGCACCGGGCTCGGCGCTCTCGTTGCTCACGAGTACGTGGTTCTCGGCGGCCCAACTCCCACGCGCTTCCACGCTGAGGAGCTAAGCGGCGGGTTCCAGTATCGCGCAGCTCGGGCTACGGGGCTTGTGCCTGTGGATGCGGATCCGGAAAGCCTGGACTGGCTTCGCTGGGCAGTGGCCTACCAGGTGGCTCAGGAGCGCGCCTTCAACCCGGACCAGCCGCGCGACGACCAGGGGCGCTGGACGACTAGCGACGACAATAGCCGCGTGAGCGACCTGGCGCCGCCCGGCGAGCCGCCGCCCCACACCGTCAGCAACGACGAGCTGCGGGGTCTGATCGACTGCGTCTCCGGGGAGTACGCCGACATTCGCCAGCAGGCCGAGCGCGACGACACGGACGCTTCCGCCCGCGAGTACCAGCGCCTCGGCGACTACCTCCACGCGCTCTACGCCGAGGCGAACCGGCGCGACTTGTTCAAGGCCTACAACCCTGACCAGCCCCGCGACGAGCACGGCCGGTGGACTGATAGTGGTGGAACCGTAGTCCCTACGCGCGAGCCGAGCCAGGATGCTGCGGTGGAGGCAGCCCTGTTTGCAGGTGCGTCTACTTCTAGCACCGAGCTAGAAAAGATCGCTGCCGCGGCGATCGCTGCGCGCATCGAAGCCAACCCCGCTCACGACTCCGCGGCCTTCGACGCAATCTTCCAGAGCCCCTACGACTACGTGCGGTCGGTCGAGCATGCGTGGCAGCTCGACGCGCAGAGCGTCACGTCTATGCGGTTTGCGGAAGCCGTCGCTCACGCCCTGGATCTCCCGCCGGCGGCCGTGAGTGCGATGGGTAACCGGGCCGACGCGGGACGCAACGCCGTGCCGATGATGGAGGTGGCTCGCGCGACCTACGCGGAGACCCAGGCGCAGCTCGCCGCTGCGGGCCTCCCCAGCGTGGTCCTCTATCGCGGTGTGAACCACTACCACGATGAACTCCCCGCCGGGCTGAAACCCGGCGTGAGTGATAGCCACGCCGATGTGTCATTCACGGCCCGCCCTCTGACGTCCTGGAGTTCGGACCCCACCGCTGCCGAGCTGTTTGCCCTCCGCCAGCGCAGCTCCGACCGCACCGGCTATGTCCTGTCTGCACGCGTGCCCGCCAGCCGGATCTTCTCCACCGGGCGCAGCGGGTTTGGCGAGCGCATCGAGCGCGAGTTCCTGGTACTCGGCGGCTCCATGAAGGCTCGCGCGCACACAGCCCGGACGGCCGGGGGGCAGATTGATGTGACGCGCGCTGCCCCTCGTGAGCCCGTGCTAAACATCGACGCAGACCGCGAGAATGCTGACTGGCTGCGCTGGGTCGCGCGTGTGCGCCAGGCGGCCCCCCGCGCCTTTAACCCCGTCGAGCTGGAGTGGGACCCCGCGCAGCACCCGCGTATCCCCGCCGGCCAGCCCGGCGCGGGCGAGTTTATCGGCGGCACGGCCAGCGCGCCCGAGGACCCGGCCGCTCGCGCCTGGTACCAGCGCGGCCACGAGGGCCTGCCCACCCAGCCCGAGGTCAACCGGCTGGCGCGCGAGGTCAGCCGCGGTCTGCGCGCCCAGGTCCCCACCGGCCCCAAGCCGCTGGACCTGATGAACATCTGGCACAGCGGCGCGCGCAGTGCCAAGTACCGCGACCTGCGCTCGGCCGTCCAGCAGGAGTTTCACTTGCCTGGCGACTGGGCCACCCACCGTGACCCCGCTCAGTACAAGCCGCTGGTCCGGGCGATCTACGCTGCTACGCAAAACCAGCTCGCCGCGGCCGGCATCAAGGACGTCACGCTCTACCGCGGCCTGCTGCTCGGCAACGACACGCTGCCGCCCGGCGTCGGCCCCGGCCGCTCCGGCGGCCACGCCGATACCGTCCACCAGGGGCGCCCGCTGGCCTCCTGGACCAGTAACCCCGCCATCCCGCCGGGATTCGCTAAAACCCACCACAAGGACGGCATGACCGCGGTGATCCTCCAGGCGACCTTTCCCGCCAGCAAGGTGTTCAGCACCGCCCACACCGGCATCGGCCTGCTGCGCAAAGAGGAGTTCGTTATCCTTGGCGGGCCCCAGCACGTCCGTCTGCATACCCAGGATGCGCGCGGGCGCTGGGACCTGTATAAGAGCCTGATAGACCACAGTGCGGACGTGGAGAATGACGCCTGGCTCCACGAGGACGACCCCGAGCCGTTGCTGGTCGAGGATCCCGACGGCACCGTCCACCCCGTTGCTACCCCCGCAGAGCTGGCCGCGGCGCTGGCGGGGATGGGCCTGACGCTCGCGGAGTTCCTCCAGACGCCCGCCGCAGCAGCGATGCCTGCCAGCCTGCGACCCGCACCGGGTAAAGCGGTCAAGTACTCGCCCGACCAGCCCCGCGACGAACACGGGCGGTTTGCCACAGGTAGTAGCGGCGATGGCGAAGCCACCAAGCCCAAGCACGACCCGCCGGTGATCGGCGCCGGCCGCGACGCCACCACGCGCCCCGACCCCGAGTACGACCGCCTCCACGCCGACCTGCTCCGCCACACCAGCGGCCACCGCATGGACGGCGCGCGCATCGCCACGACGCAGTGGCTGGAGAAACAGCGCGCTGCGGCCGGGATCCCGGACAAGGGCCAGAAGGTCGCGCTGTGGGGGCTTGCCTGGAACCAGCTCCCCTCAGTAGCCGTCGCACTGGCTCGCTTCTACCAGCAGTACCCTCTAGTTGCGGCCGACCTGAAGACGGTAGATATCCTGCCCAACCGTCAGTTCCAGGGCGGCACCAAGCAGGTGGTGGCCCATGCCTGGCCCGACGGCCCCGTCAGCCACCTAGAGGGCAACGGGCTGCGGATGGCACAAGTCGACGACCACTCGCGCGTCCGCAACGGCTGGTTCCCCGAGGGCACGGACAAGGTGCAGGGCATCCTCTGGCACGAGCTGGGGCACGTCCTGAACCACCACCTGGACCGCGTAATGGCGACCCGTCCGTTCAACGACCGTGCCGCGGAGGACTGGCGCGACTTCCAGAAGCACGAGATGAGCAGCGACCGCCTGTCGCAGTACTCGGTGTCCAAGACCGACCCGAAAGCGAAGTGGCGCGAGGGGTTCGCGGAGTCTTTCGCCCAGTACAACCTAGCATCTACCGACAAGTGGACCGCCCCGACCTTTAAACTCGCGGCCCTCCTGGAGCATTCCTGGGTCGCGCCGCTGGTCGGCCACCGCAGCAAGAGCGTGGGCTGGTTCTTCACTCGCGAGTGGGACGAGGCGCAACACCCGCGCGAGCCGGCCGGTAGCCCTCAAGGGGGCGAGTTCGCCGGCGGCGCTGAAGCCGCAGCCGCTCTCCTCGCTCAGCGCAAGCCCGACCCCTCTGCGCTCCGGGAGACTATCGCCGCAGCCGACGCGGCGGCTGCCGCTGCAGCCGCCCTGAACGGCCAGTCCGTCGACGACTACAAAGCCTCGGTCGAGGCCAACCTGCGCCGCCTGTATGATGAAGCTGAGATCCACATCCTCCTGCGCGCCGACCGTGTCGGCAAGCTGCTCAGCGACGGTGAGCTGAAGACCGCTTTCGAGGTGTCTCGCCTGCGGAAGCAGGACGAGAACTACATGGCGTCGCGCAGCCAGATCGAGCAGACCATGTTCGGCCTGCCCGCCGATACCCCCGTGGATAACCGCCCAATCTACGGGTCGCTCGCCACCCCCGGCGTCGGGCCGGACATTATCGAGCACGATAGCTACGGCGGCACGACGCTGGAGCTGAAGCCAGCGGTTAAGGACCGCGCCACCGCGCTGTGGGGCGACAGCTTCGAGCGCAAGCAGGCCACCGCTGATGGCCAGAGCTGGTATGCGGCTTCGCCGGCCCCGGTATACGACCCGAAGTGGTACTCGGTGGGCACCTACGCGCGTATTCCGGACGTCGGCGCCGCGGCTGACCCCGCGCGCCTGGACACCGTGTCTAACATGAAGGGCGCGGCCTACATCGAGACGCAGATCCACGGCGACGCAGCCCACCCTGCCGTGTCCGTTAGCGATATTGCCCGCGTCGTCTTCGATAAGCCGCCCTCGGCCAGTGCGGTCAGGGCGCTGGATAAACTGGGCATCGCCCACGCCTCCTACCAGTTCGAGGCCGAGCCATACCCGCCGCACACCGGCCGGCCAGCGGCGCAGGAGTTCGGCCGCCTCCGCGACGCCTACGCCTACCACGGACGCGAGCTGACTATGCTGGCGAAGTTCGGCGAGCACTACGAGCACTGGACCGGCGACCCGAAGTGGAAGGAGAAGTCCATGAAGTGGCGTGATGACATGCGCCGCTGGCAGGGGGTGACCGAGGCCAGCTTTGCCAAGTGGGGAGAGCCGCTCTGATGGTGGCCGTGATCGGGCGCCACGGCGAGGAGGCGCTGCTGATTAGCCTGGAGGACGCGCCGCCCGGCGAGGACCACGGCTTCGTGGTATACCCGGCGAAGTTCCGCGCCGGCCCCGTCGTTGGCGTCAGCAGCATTCTTGCGCGCGACCCCGACTGGGAGTGGGTGGATCCGCCGGACCACGCCGCGGCTCAGGAGCTGCTGGCAGTCCTGCCGCACCCGCCAGTCGCGCCGGCCGCTGAGAAGGCCGTCACCCGCTACAGCCCGGACCAGCCCCGCGAGCCCGCCGGCTCGCCTGAGGGCGGCCAGTTCGCCGGCGACGTGGGCGGGGCGGGTGGTAGTGCGGCTGACCACCCGCAAGGGCCTACTATTCCAGAGGCCGGCACCGCTAACGTGGCGGTCAGCCAGCAGGTCACGAGCGAGGACTGGAACGAGGATCCCCGCGAGTACGAGGCCGAGCGCCTAGACCGCCTGCGCTGGATGTTCGCCGAATCTGGCCTGGAGAACCCCGACCGTGCCGAGACGGTGAGCCAGAACGTTAAGGACATGTGGCACCACGACCACCTAGCGCAACTCACCTCAGACTTTCGCGCCGCCGCGGCTGCGGAGTTCGGCCTGCCCGGCGCCAAGGAGACGGTCGAGCAGTTCCACAGCGAGTACTGGACGGAGCTGAAGGCTACCGCGCGCGGGATCTACGACGAGACGCAGCGCCAGCTCCTCAACAACCACGGCGACCTCAGCCACCTGACCCTCTTCCGCGGCATGCAGGTGCCGGATGCAGCTGTACCTACCAGCCTGCGCGGGAGCGACGTACACGCCAACGCCACGCTCCAGCTCAAGCCGCTGGACTCCTGGACGACTGACCCCGCGGTGGCCCATCGCTTCGCTACCGGCACCGACGTCAGTACCGGCATCCGTCCCGGCCACACCGGAGTAGTCCTGCAGGCTCGCTTCCCCATCCAGCGTATCCTGGGGTGGGACAAAACCGGGATCGGCTTCGGCGGGGAGGCTGAGGTGGTCGTGCTCGGCGGCCCCGCTCATGTGCGGGTGTACCGGACGACCAGCGGGGGCACGGTAGACGTTACGAAGGCCGCGCCGCTCGACCTGGGCGAGTTCGGCTGGGAGCGCCACAACGACAACTGGCTCTGCACCAACACCGCACTCCAGCGCGCCCTGCCCGGCTTTGTCCGCGCCTGGGACGAAGAGCAGCACCCCCGCGAGCCGGCGGGGACCTCAGCCGGTGGCGAGTTTGCCAGCGGCGCGGGTGGCAGCTACGAGGGCTACCCGGACGGGCCGCGGGACAGCTTCCTGCCGATCAATACTATCGCTACAGCGATGGAGTCAGCTGACCCGTCGCTGTCACCCGGCGATGCCGTCCAGGCGGCTCAGGACGTGATGCGTCGCTGGAACGCTAACCCCAAGGACCCCGCCTCCATGCTCCTGATGCTGCAAGCCGCCGAGGTCTTTGGGCTGACTGACGCTGAGCCTACGCCGCACAAGCTCCCAATCCCCGAGATTGCCGACCTGCTCATTGCTCCGGTCACCGCGGCCGGTCTGAAGGCGGTGCTGAAGCCGATGTACGACGCCACGCAGGCGCACCTGGCGAAGCGCGGGATCGCCGGGGGCACCCTGTATCGCGGCATGATCCTGCCCAGCGCCACGGTCCGGGCGATGGAGGCCGCGGGCGGGACGCTCCGGCAGCGCGCTCTTTCCTCCTGGACGAGCGACGCTTCCGTCGCTCGCGAGTATGCGGATCCGAAGTATCACCACAACACGGACCCGGACATGGTCCCGGTGATCGTGAGTGCCCACGTACCCGCGTCTCGCGTCCTTTCCTCGCCGCAGACGGGTTTCGGCTATGACATGTCAGCCGAGATCGTAGTTCTGGGAGGGCCCATTCCCGTGCACGTCCACCGCGTTACGCCCGCCAAAACCGCCGCCTCGGACGGAGCCGCCGCCCGGCCCGTGATCGTCGAGGACGACCGCGCCGCCGAGTGGCTTCACGCGATGCGCGACCGCCCCCCGGTGCGCTCGTTTACTCGCGAGTGGGACGAGAGCCAGCATCCGCGCGTCCCCGCCGGCAGCCCCGAGGGCGGGGAGTTTGGTGGAGGGGAGGGTAGTCCCCAGGCTGCTGCCGTGCCCTACCAGGGACCGGAACCCCCGTACAGCGAGCGCACTGACCCGATCCTGTGGAACCCCGACGGCGGCGAGCCGCTCTACGCCGGCGATATGCGAAGCTGGGGCGAGGCTAACTACGAGCGCCTGGCCGACGAGCTGCAGAAGGACCCGACGATGCCGTTCGACCCGCCCGGCGGCAAGGAGACCGCGCGCGGGATGTTCCGCAGCTACGCGACAGGCTGGAACGGGGGCGGCGCCGGCCACGCCGAGCTGATGGCCGTTGCGACGGAGTTCGGCCTTTCGACCGCGGACGTATATCCTGACCCGTTCCACCAAACCTTTGACCCCGCCACGAAACCGTGGGACCGGGCACGGATGGCCTGGGCGCGCGCCACCTACGACGCTACTCAGGCAGACTTCAAGGCGCAGGGTCTGAAGGAAGTCACGCTCTATCGGGGGACTGCCATGATGCCTGACAAGCTCCCCCCCGGCGTGCACGAGAGCCGGGCGCCCGCGAATGCCGACGTGCAGATGCAGCCCCTATCATCCTGGACCAGCAACCCGCAGGAAGCACGCAGGTTCGCCATCAAGAGTCGCGGCGGCGACCCGACTCCGGTGGTTCTCGCGGCGCGCTTCCCCGTCTCGCGGATCTTCTCGACGGTACGCACCGGACCCGGCACCTTCCCCGAGCGCGAGTACGTCGTGCTTCGGGGGAAGACGACCGCGCGTCTGCACGTCGACGTGGAGCACCTAGACCGCGCCATCACCGGAGGCCCCCTGCCCGTCGTGACCGTAGACGCGACCCGCGAGGACATGAACTGGCTGCACTGGCTATACGGCCGCCCCGCGCCGGTGCCGCCCTTCGAGCCAGACCGCCCGAATGGTACGATGGACGGAGGAGGCGCCCGATGACGCAGTACGTCTGTCCCATCTGCTACGGCTGCACGCGCTTCCGCGACGTGCCGGCCGGCCAGGACCGGCTCTGCTGCACGGCCTACCCCGCCGGCATCCCCGAGGCCATTCTGTTCAGCCAGGCGGACCACCGCCAGCCCTACGCCGGCGACGGTGGCCAGCAGTTCGACCCCGCTGATGCCGCCGGCGCCGCCTACGCCGAGACGGTCTTTAACCCCGAGCCGGTGAACGTAGACGCGCCGCCGTGAGTGCGGCCGGCGCGCTGGAGTGGATCGGCTACCTCACCGTCAGCCGCGTCTGCGAGGCCGGCCGCCCGGTCCTCCGCTACGAGTGGCGCGGCGGGCCGCAGATCCTGGTGGACCTGGAGCTGTTCACGAAGATGGAGCCCGGCTTCTGGACCGGCCACGTCCCGCCCCACCTTCGGGAGCGCGCCAGGCTGGGACCGTTCGCGGTGCGGGTGGTCGGCTACGACGCGGGCTGCGACTGGTACGTGCTGATGCGCGAGGACGGCGATGAGCCAGCCTGAGTCCCCGAACGGCTCGGTCGCGCCCCCCAGCGAGGACATCCTCCGCGACTTCCTCGTGGCGGTCCGCCGCGGCCTGCTGCTGATCGTCGCCGTAGTGGACCGCGTTTACCCCCGGCCAGTGCCCCCGGACCGCTGCCCGCGCTGCGACTGGCGCCTCCGCGGCTAGCCCCGCCGGTGGTCCTGTGTGCGCGTTGTGCTATGCTGGTCGGCAGTGCAGCGTGCGGGATGGCGCAGTGGCAGCGCAGCAGTGGCAGCGCAGTGGGCTCATAACCCACAGGTCGCCGGTTCGAATCCGGTTCCCGCACCCCAAGCACCAGGGGGTACTGGACCCGACTACGCCGGTACGGTCGGCTGCCTGAACTAGCCCCCTGGCGCCCCGGCTGATCTGAGCGGCCCGCACGCCTCATGGCGTCCCGGCCCACACCCGAGTCTTCGTGACTCGCGGGAGTGGGCTTTTTCTTTGGAGGGACGCCATGCCCGTCGGCACGAGCCGCCGATCTACGCCGTACACCTCCCTCGCGGAGTGGCGCACGCTCGCCATCGCCGGGAAGGCGAACCCCGACACCGTCCTCCGCAAGGCCTACACCTGCGACAAGATCAGCACCGTCGACGCGGACAAGCGCCAGAAGCAGTTCACCATCTCCACCGCCAGCGTGGACCGCGAGGGCGACACTGTCGCCCCCGAGGGCTGGGTCCTCAACGACTATGAGCGGAACCCCGTCGTCCTCTGGGCCCACGACGGCGAGGCGCCCCCCATCGGGCAGACCATCCGCATGGGCGTGGACCAGGGCCGCAAGCTCGTGAGCGTCGCCCAGTTCGCCCCGCTCGAGGTCTACGCTTTCGCAGACACCATCTACCGCCTGATCGACGGCGGCTACATCCGCGCCGCTAGCGTGGGGTTCCTGCCTATCGAGTTCCACTTCGACAATACCCGCCAGTCGGCGAGCGGCTTCCAGCCGCCCTGCAACTTCGTCCGGCAGAGCCTGCTGGAGTGGTCGGTCTGCCCGGTGCCGGCCAACCCCGACTGCCTCCTCCAGGCCCGCAGCGCCGGTATCGACCTGGAGCCGCTGCTGGGTTGGGCCGAGCGCATCCTGGAGGAGGGCCACGGCGAGCCGGGCCTGTGGATCAGCCGCGGTCAGGCGGAGGCGGTCCACCGGCTGCTCGGCACTACCCACCTCTCCCTGCCGAGCTGGGATGCCGCGTGCCCCGCCGGCGGGGCGTCTGCTGACCCGTTTCGCCTGGACACCCTCACGGTAGACGGCGAGCCGGTGCTGGACCTCGTCGAGCGCGCGGCCAAGCCGAAGCCGGATCCCGAGGACGCGCAGGAGCCGCCCGAGACACCTGGCGAGGCGCCGGACGCGGAGGATCAGGCCGAGGGCCCGGAGCCGACCGACGAGGAGGATCCCCGCAAGCCGAAGCCGAAGGCGGCGGAACGGGCCGCCGCAGACCCCGGCGACGAGGCGATCGAGAAGGACGCGGTGCTGCGCCCGTACCCGAACGAGCACGCCTGCCGCCTCGCCGACCCCGGCCAGTTCGACAAGTTCCGCCGCGGCACGCGCGACCACGACGGCAAGCGCTACAGCGTCATCTACGCCCGGCCCAAGAGCGGCGACGGCGGCTGGCAGGAGCAGGCGTACCGCTACGCGACGGGCACCTGGGACGCCAAGGCTGCTCGCGCCCACTGCGACAGCCACGACGGCAGCTTCGAGGCCGCCAAGACGGCGAACGCCGAGGCCCCCGTCACGAAGGGCGACGCGCCCCCGGTCGAGGACCCCGCTCAGGTCCCCGACTCGCTGGAGCAGCTGGCGGACTTCATGGCCGCTGACACACCCCTGGCGGACGCGGACGAGCCGGCTGCTCCAGTCACGCGCGCGACGGCCTACCCCGGCGAGCCGGGAGAGCCGACGGACCCCGAGGATACGGCGGAGGGGCCCGAGACGCCCGGCACCGACCCGGAGGACGCGGCCGAGACCCACGCCCGCAAGGCGCTGGTGACGGCGCAGACCGCCGCCACCCACCTCCAGAAGGCCGTCGCCGGCATGCGCCAGAAGGCCGCCGCGGGGCTCGACCCCAGCCACCACCTGCACATCGCCAAGGGCCTGATGGACCTGGCCGCCGCGCATGCGGGCATGGCACACGGCGCGATCAACTGTGCCTGCGGGGCGCCGATGGGCCGCCCCTTCCAGGCCGCCACCGACCCGCCCGTCACGCGCGCCGAAGAGCCCCCGCCGGAGCGGCGAGTCGTGCTCGTCGACCACACCCCCGAGCCGCCGCCGGCCGCCGCGCCTGACGACGAGGACGTGCTCGCGGACATCGCGCCCGAGGAGCTGCGCGCCATGGTTCAGGCTGGCGTACAGGCCAGCATCGAGGCTCGCCAGCGGCAAGCCGCCGGCCGAGTGGATTAGCGGGAGGACGCATGAACAAGGCCGAGCTGGCTGAGCTGATCCGCGACGTCTGCGGCAAGGTCGTGGAGGAGAAGTGGCAGACGATCGTGTCTGCCGATGCCGTCGGAAACGTGACCCGCTACGGGCCGCCGCTGCTGGGCGCGGTGATCGACGAGACCCAGCCCTACTCCCAGGCGATCCAGCGCGTCAGCGCCAGCGAGCAGCGCGGCCTGCGCGCCGGCCGCCTGATTCGCTGCCTGGCCGCGGCGCGCGGCATCCCCGGCCTCGCCGCGGGGCACGCCCGCAAGGCCTTCCAGGACGAGGCGATGGCCAAGGCCCTGGAGGCCGGCGACGCGGTCGGCGGCGGCTTCCTGGTCCCGCCTGACTACTCCAGCGACATCATCGAGCTGCTGCGCCCCGTGGCGCGCGTCCGCGCCGCCGGGCCGACCCTGCTGCCGATGCCGGTCGGCACCGTTAGCATCCCGAAGGTCACCAGCGCCAGCACCGCGACCTACACCGGCGAGGGCCAGAACATCCCGATCAGCCAGCCCGGCTTCGGGATGGTCACGCTCACCTGGCGCAAGCTGACCGCGATGGTGCCGATCAGCAACGACCTGATCCGCTTCGCGACCCCGAACGCCGACGCCTTCGTCCGCGACGACCTGGTCCGGGCGCTGGCGCTGCGCGAGGACCTCGCCTTCCTGCGCGGCGACGGCACCCAGTACACGCCCAAGGGCTTCCTGCACTGGGCACCCGCGGCGACCAACCTCCTGCCGGCCAACGCCACGATCAGCCTCACCAACGTGACGATCGACCTCGGCTCCATGCTGAACGTGATGGACGAGGCGAACATCCAGATGGTGCGGCCCGCCTGGTTCATGGCGCCGCGCACCAAGACCTTCCTGATGACCCAGCGCGACGGCCTGGGCAACTTCGCCTGGCGCACCGAGATGGCCGCCGGCACGCTGATGGGGTTCCCGTTCTACACCACGACGCAGATCCCGACGAACCTCGGCGTCGGCTCCAACGAGTCGGAGCTGTACCTGGCCGAGATGACGATGGCCGTCCTCGGCGAGTCCGAGCGGCTGCTCATCGACGCCAGCACCGAGGCGGCCTACTGGGACGGCACCCAGCTCCAGTCCACCTACTCGCGCGACCAGACCGCCATTCGCGCCATCGCCGAGCACGACTTCGCGATGCGCCACGACCAGGCCATCGTGGTCCTGCAGGCCGTCAAGTGGGGCGCCCCGTAAGGGCGCGCGCGTAGCGTACCGACGAGCGGGGGCGCCCCGTCAGCGGGGCGCCCCCCTAGTACGGGCAGCAGCCCGAGGAGCGAGGACTATGGCCACGAACACTTCCATGCAGCGGGACGTCGGGCGCTACGTCAAGCTCGCTACCGGCCTGATGCCCGTGACCCTGACCGCCGGCGCCGGCACCGACAACGTCGATCAGTTCGGTCCCGCGATCAACCGCGACGGCTACCTGTCCGCCCTGGTCGGCCTCAACGTCAGCGCCAGCATGGCCTCCGGCCAGTCGATCGCCGTCACCGTGCGGGTCCAGGACAGCGCCGACGGCACGACCGGCTGGAATGACTTTCTCGGCGGCGACCCGGCCGTGCCAGCCGCCGTGACGCTGCTTCAGGCCAACCAGGCCGGCGGCCAGCTCCAGCTCTACAACATCGACCTGAGCGGCGCTAAGACCTTCATCCGCGTCGCTGCCAAGGGTAACCTGAGCGCCGCGAGCGTGGACACCGCGATCCTGTCGTCCTGCATCGTCCTGGGCGGCGCCCATAACCTGCCAGCCGTATAACCGCGAGCCAGCCGGGGCGGTTCCGGCTGGCTCGCTCTAGAGGAGCCTGCCATGCCAGACATGGTGCGCGTGCGCTTCATCCACCACGCCGGCGCCTACAACCCCGACGAGGTCGCCGGCTTTCCGCCTGACGCCGCGGCGCGGCTGGTCCACCTGGGCGTAGCCCGGCCGGAGCCGTCAGAGACCGCTTCCGCGGTCGAAGTCGCTCTGCTGTCCGCCGAGGAGGCCGGCCTGGAGGAGGTGAAGCTCGGGCCGGCGCGGGTCCCCGCCAACGCCGACGACCCGGCGAGCCGCGGCCAGCGCATCGCGATGGCCCACTCGGTCCTGGACTCGACGCCGCTCCCCTCGCCGGGGGGTTTCACCGTTTCCGAAGAGAAGTTCGTGCTTGAGACCGACCAGACTCCGACCCGCGAGGAGACTGCCACCGAGAAAGCAGCCACGCCGCCGCGCCGTCGCGCGACTACGTAGGAGGCACCCGTGCCGCTCGCCATCCTGGCTCCGCCCGCGTTCACCGCGCTCTGCCTGGTGGACTCGGTCATCGCTGAGCTGAAACTGACTCCGGCGACGCTGGGGCCGGACGGCGAGGACACGCTTGCCGCCATGATCCGCGGCGCCTCTGCCACCATCGAGCACTACACCGGCCAGCACTTCGGCGCGGCGCGCTACCAGGAGCTGCTGCCCGGCCTGGACATGCCGCAGCTCCTGCTCGGCCGCACCCCGCTCATTGCTATCGAGGCGGTCCTCTTCCAGCAGGACCCGCTGCTGGACGTAGTCATCGCCGACGCAGACGCGGGGCTAGTCTACCGCGAGCGCGGCTTCGGCTGGACCGGCACCTTCGTCTGGGGCGTGCTAAGCGACACACGCGCCGTGGGCAGCGAGCGCCCCGTCTACGCCATCACCTACCGCGCCGGCTACCGGCTACCCGAGGATACCGCGCCGGTCGACCCCCTGAACCCGCGCCCCAGCGACGGCGCTCCGCTCCTGCCCTACGACATTACTCGCGCCTGCGTCGAGACCGTGAAAGCGCACTGGGAGGGGCAGAGCGGCGTGCTGATCAAGAGTAAGAGCGCCGCCGATCTGTCGCTGACCTATAACGACATCGCGCCGGGCGACCTGCCGTCCAACGTGAAGACCATGCTGATTCCCTATCGGCGTGCCGTATGAGTGCGATCGGCAGTTTCTACTCGGAGACCGACGTGGGCGAGTTCGCCGGCCTTGTCGCTAGCGGCATGTCCACGACGATCACGCTGGAGGAGTTCGTCGGCACGGGCGAGGCCGCCGAGCCCGTCATCCAGGGCAGCGGCATCCCCGCCCGCAAGCAGAAGACGCGCTCCAACATCACCCAGTCGCCGACCACCGGCCCGGCCGGCCTCGGCGCCCGCGACATGGGCAGCTACATCTGCCAGACTGCGCTGCCGGTGCGCAGCGGCTGGCGCCTGACCGACGAGCTCACGGGCGGGCGCCACCGCGTGCTCGGGAACCTAACCGACGCCGGCTGGCCCTACGTTCAGCTCCGCGTGGAGGCCTGGAACTGATGGCCAACACCACGACCACCACCAGCGGCTACGCGGAGGTCTCCCGGTCGCTTAAGCGCTACAGCCGGCTGTGGCACGACACCACGGGGCGGGTGCTGACCGCGGAGGCCGCCCTGATCGAGGCCCGGCTGAAGGCCGAGCACCGGTGGCAGAACCGCACCGGCGTCGCCGAGCGCAGCCTGTTCGCGGGCGCGGTAGACCTGAGTGAGATCCAGGGCTGGCGGGTCACGGCGGGCTACGGCCCCGAGGCGCCCTACAGCGTCTACCTGGAGCTGGCGATGCAGCAGCGGTGGGCCATTCTGGAGCCGGTCATGCGCTCGCAGTGGCCCCGCTCGGCCCGGAAGGTGGCGACGGCGATCCGCAGCGCCGGCGGGAGCGCATGATGCCGCGCTCGACAGTCCGGACCCGCGCGCCGGCGCCCGCACCGCAAGCGACTCTGCTGGCCGCCACGCCCCCGCCGCCCAGTCTGCGCGACCTCGTGTACGGCGTGTTCGCGTCGTCCACGCTGTTCCTGGGCCAGCTCGCCCACGGCGTCGACTCCTTCCGCGGCAGCGACGCTAACCCGCAGCCGCTCGGGGACCAGGCCGACTGCCCCTGGGCCTACGTGGACCTGATGGACGAGGTGGCCGACGGCCTCAACCCGTACCTGCTCAACGGCGTGATCCGCCTGTGGGTGTACGACTACCCGCCGCGCGGGTTCGCCAAGATCATCCGCGCCCTGTCCTACGCCCAGCAGGTGCTCGCGGACTACATCGCCACCGTGGACGCCGGGCCCGACGTGGCCTACTTCGCCGACGATGGCACGGGCGCCTGCATCCTGAACCTCACCGAGACGGCCGCCATCAGCGGCCCCGCCGAGGACGTGACGCTGGGTCGCCTCCAGCGCTGGGCAAGCTGGCCCTACGGGAAGGCATACCAAGGAGTAGCAGCATGAGCGAACCCACGGTCTCTCCCGCGCCGACCGCGCCGCCGACCCCGAAGGCAAGCAGCGCTGCCCCGGTGTGGCGGACCATCCTCGACGGCCACACCGCCTGGCAGGAGCTGACGCGCGACCTGGACGTCGAGTATCGCCCGGACGGTCTCCGCATCGAGTACGTCGCGCCGGAGACGGCGCGGGCGCTCATGAGCATCCTGTACGGCACGATGCCGACGGCGCCGCGCGGCGGGCACCGCGCTAACGGCGAGCTGTCCGTCGGACTGGGAGGGTAAGTATATGGCCGCGACCGTCGTCTACAAACTGTTCGGCTGCAAGCGCGGCGTGATCTGGGTGCCGGCGACGGCCTGCGACGTGGCCACCGCCCAGGCAACCGGCGGCTCCGGGCTCGTCGTCGGGACGGGCCAGGGGCTCGACTACGACGGCGCCTCGGTGATCCTGCCGCACAAGATCCAGGTCGGCACCGAGGTTCAGTACGTCACCGGACTCACCGCGCCCGACAACCTGGCCGTCGTCCGCGCCAAGGACTCCACGGTGCAGGCTGCCCACGCCACCGGCACCGCCGTGGTGAAACACATCGTGCCCGTCCTGATCCCGAAAACCAACGTTTTCGACGTTAACACGAACATCGTCACCATTCCCTTCACCGGCGACGGCGACATCGAGAACGTCTACGAGAGCAACGGCATTACCGGGACGCTCGGCACCAGCAAGTTCACGATGGACCTGCTGCGCTGGGTGGCCGGCATCACGCCGCAGCTCACGGGCCTGTACTCCGACGAGACGAACCGCTCGTACCCCGAACTGGGGAACTACCCCGAGGTTCAGATCGATCTGGACTACAAGGCCATAAACGAGCTGACGAAGCAGCGCACGCGGCTCCGGATCACGATCTGGCAGGCCGACCTCCAGAAGCCGGTTGCCATCGGGAACGCTGGGAACAACACCGCTCAGGGCACGAGTTTGCAGTGGTCCGCGGTGGCGACCACGACCGACCTCTTTGGCAACCAGCTCATCGGCGTGTCCGCGACGCCGGTCCACTACAGCTACTCCGAGCTAGTAGCAGCGTAGTCGGTGCTATACTGGCTCTTGGCTGTGTGGGCGCGGGCGGGTCCGGTAGCCAGTCCGCCCGCGCCCATGCTGGGGCCCCGAGAGAGGGGCATGCTTAGTCGCCTTCCTGAGGTGCGAGCATGGCCCTGCCCTCGGCCCCAAACGGCATCGCGTCCCCGCGCGTCTGGACCGACGACGACTACGCCTTCCTCAACGAGCAGAACGGCGGCCCCGTCGAGGTCCCCTTCTTCGGGCCCGACCGCCCCCACGTCATCCTCGACTTCAGCGGCATCGACAACCTGATCCTCCAGCGCAAGATCGGCAACCCCCTGCTGCGCGCCTCTCAGGAGGTCGCCGAGCTGGCGGCTGCCCGGCGCCTGCGCGAGGCGCGTGAGACTGCCGATGCGCTAGCTCGCGCGGAGGAGGAGGGCGATGACGAGCCGGAGGACGACGAAGACGAGGACGGGGCCGCAACCCCCGCAGAGACCGCGCTGCTGCCCGCCGAGCCCGCGCTCGACGGCTGGGAGCAGAGCCGCCGGCTCGCTAGCTTCCACGACGAGGTCGGCAAGGCCATCTGGATCTTCCCGCCCTGGCAGCCGCTGGAGGACGCCGTCACGAACGGGCGCCGGCGGGGCGCCGTGTCCGTCCTCAGCCTCACCATGGCCCAGCGCAACCGCCTGGTCGACGTGCTCTATCAGGGGGTCGAGGCGCTTGCTTCCTTTCGTGAGGAGCCCGTGGCTGCACCAGATCCACTGCATGGCGACGGACTACGGGAAGAGCCCGTCGGACTACCTGATCCCGAACGCGCCGAGACACCTGAAGTACTGGTTCGACCAGGCGGCGTGGATTCAGGCCGACGACATCCAGCTCGCGCGCCGCGAGGCGGCTCAGACCAGCCCGCCTAGCACCGGCGCGACCGGCGAGGCCGGCGCGGGCGAGGTCTCCTTCTTCGGGCGCGGGCGCTGGGAGGATGCCGACGACGACGCAGATGACATCGCCGAGGACCTCCGGCGCTACCCCATCGGCGGCCCCGTCCAGAGCGTAGTCCACCACCTGGCGCAGTAACGCGGCGGGGAGAGTCTGATGGTCTTCGATGCCGGGCGCGTAGTCTTCTACGGCGACGCCGACCTCAGCGCGGTCGAGGCCGCCGTCCAGAACATGGACGGCTACGCCAAGCAGCTCGACACTGCCTTCCAGAACATCGATCCCGTCCTCCCCCCCATCGACATCAGCCAGGTCGTCCAGAGCCTCGATACCGTCGAGACCACGATGGCGGACGCCTTCCGCGAGGCCGCCGTCGTCACCCCCAAGCTAGACCCCGCGCCGCTCACCACGGAGACTGACGAGGCCGTCGCCGAAGTCGGCAAGAAGATCGACGAGGTGCCCGACCTCAAGATCGGCGTGGACAGCAGCCAGCTCGCTCAGGCCAGCGAGCTGATCACCAGCACGGTCGGCCAGGCCGTCGCCAGCGTCCCAGACATCCAGCTCCACATGGACGACAGCGCGGTGCTGTCCGACACCGCGCGCGTGCAGGCCGCCCTGGAGGCGGCGTTCGACACGCCCATCGTCATCGCCCCCACCTTCGACGGCGAGCAGGTGCTGACCGACGCCGCGGCGCTGACGCAAACCCTGGACGGTGAGTGGACCGACCTGCCGCCGATCAAGCCGACCATCGACACGACCGAGGCGCTGCGCGGCGCGGCTGACGCCAGCACCGAGCTGGTGCGCGAGTTCGAGCGCGACATCACCATTACGCCGAAGTTCCAGGGGCAGGAGGTCCTGACCGCCGCCGCGAACCTCAGCGAGGCCGTCACGGAGACATTGGGCGAAGAGCACCTGGTCGAGGTCAAGCTCGACAAGGAAGCTGCCACCGCGACCGTCGCTGCCAGCCGGAAGGTGGCGGACGACGTCGATGCCTCCCTGGAGGACGTGCAGGACATCGTCGTGACCCTCGACGGCGCTCATGCGGTCGCCGAGGCCAGCGACACGTCGGCTGCGGTCAACGACAAGCTCCAGGAGGGCGTCCACCCCATCGTCCCGGCGGTAGACAAGGCGCCGGCGGTGGCGGAGGCCGAGCGGGCCGCCGCCGAGATCAACACTAGCCTCCACAAGATCAGCCCGATCCTGCCCCACCTCGACCTCAAGGAGATCCACGAGGGCCTGCAGAAGACCGAAGCCATCGCCAACTCCGTCACCGCGGCCATCTCCAAGATCAGCGGCGGCCGGATCAACATCGACGTGGCGCAGGTAGAGACCGCCGGCGACATCGTGAAGTCCGTCCTGAGCGGCATCACCACGGCCGCGGGGAGTACCGCCGCGGCCGTGGTGGCCTCTGGCGCCGTCATCGTGGGCGCCTTCCTGCTGATCCGGGAGAAGCTCGAAGAGCTGGGCGAGAAGTGGGAAACCACGATGCGCCGCTTCAGCGTGGCGATGGGGGCCACCGGGGCGGAGCTGGAACACTTCCACGAGTCGCTCGTTAAGATCGCCCAGGTCACGGGCAAGGGTCCCGAGGAGATCGCCGGCGTACTCGGCCAGCTCGCGACCCGCCTCCCGGTTGCCAACGAGGAGCTGGAGAAGCTCACGATCAACGTCCTGAAGTTCGCCAAGGTGACGGGCCAGGACGCGACGGACGCGGCGGTCAAACTCAGCCAGATCATGACCGCGCTGCACGAGCCGACCGAGAACGCCGCGAAAGACATGGACACCCTCCTGCGCGTAACGCAGGACACCTTCATCCCCATCGCCCAGCTTGAGGACCAGATGAAGGGGCGGCTAGCTCCGACGCTGCACGCCCTCGGGCTGTCCTTCGAGGAGATCGCCGGCCTGATCGGCAACATGGCGAAGCAGGGCGACGCCGGCCGCCTGGCACTCTCGGCCTTCAACCGGGTCCTCACCGAGGCGCGGGCCGCCGGCGAGGCGCCCACGGAGGCCTTCAAGCGGATCGTCCAGCAGCTCCAGGATGTCGGCGACGAGAGCACTTCGCTGGCCCAGCACCTCCAGAAGGAGCTGGGGCCGTCCTACACCTACCTGGCCAGCCTGGTGAAGAACGGCGCTATCCAGTTCGACGAGTCGAGCGGCACGATCAAGACCAGCAGCGACACGGTCGTCGACGCAGCCGGCCGCATCAAGTCTGGCTCCGACGTGCTCCAGGCGTCGCTGAACAAGCTGGGCGCCCAGTTCATCGGACTCGGCGAGCAGGTCGCGAAGTCTGCCGACGGCATGAAGCGGCAGTTCGCCTCGGGCATCGACAACGTCACCGCCGCGCTCTCGGGGTTCATCGCCTTCCTGGAGGCCGCCGACCGCCGCCTGAAGCAGATGGACGCGGAGAACGAGGAGCGCCGGAAGCAGCGCCAGAAGGACATCGACGCGGCCGGCGGCGTGCTGCCCTTCCTGACCGGTGGGCAGCCGGCCGCGCCCCCCGCCGCGCCGGCTGCCGCGGAAGGCGAGGCTGGACCATCGACCGCGGCCGCAGACGCCGCGGTGGCGGGCTCCGAGAAGGTGACGGCCGCTGCCAAGGAGCAGTCCGCGGCGCTTAACAAAGTTGGCACTGAGGCGAAGGGAGCTGCGGCCGCCTACGTGGACCTGGAGCAGGAGGCCAGCCGCGTCGCTACCGCGCTAAAGAACGTGAAGCCGGGCGAGGGGGCCGCAGAGCAGATCCAGGCGCTGCTGGAGCAGCAGAAGGCCCTGAAGGAGTACGGCGCCGCGCTCGACGCTCTACCGCCGCACCTGCGCGCGGTCGTCGAGGCGCAGATGCTCCAGGCCGCCGCCGACAAGGACGCGGCGATCAACGCCACCAAGCTCGCGGAGGCCGCGGCGAAGGCGCGCGACGCCTCCATCGCCAAAACGGGTGCAGCCAACGCGGAGTCCGAGAAGCTCACCGAGCTGGCGGGAAAGTACGCCGACGATGCCAAGCAGCTACAAGCCCTAGCCGAGGAAGAGCGCTCCCACATCCGGGCCACGACCGACTTCAGCAAGGCTACCGACGACAACATCAAGCTGGCCCTCCGGCAGGCGCAGGCCCTTCGCGACGAGAGGGCCGCCCGCGGCGAGGATACGGCCTCTGTCGACGAGGCCATCGCCGAGATGCAGCACGAGCTGACGGCGCGGCTCCAGAGCGCCACGGCCGCCGAGAAGAACAAGGAGGCCCTCCGCATCCTGGCGGCGGCGCGCGGCGAGAGCACGGCCGCTTCCGATGCCGACGCTGCGGCTTCCGCTAAAGACGCTGAGGCCACGAATCAGGCCGCCACGGCCGCCGAGAAGCAGGCTGCCGCCGAAGCCGGGCGCGCGGGGGCGATGGATGCCTCCTCCCAGCAGGCCGCCCGGCTGGGCGCCGAGAACGAGAAGTACGGCAGTGTGATCAGCGGCCTATCCCCGCTGCTCAGCCTCGCCGAGGCCGCCCAGCTCAAGCTGCTCCAGCAGCAGAAGGAGGCCGGCCCGGTCCTGGACTTCCTCCAGGAGAAGTTCGGCATCACCGCCGAGCAGGCCGAGAAGTACCGCGCCCGCATCGAGGCCGGCGGCGAGGACGGCAAGCGCGCCGCTGAGCAGATGCTTGCCCTGGGCAAGGGTATCGAGTCAATCAACTTCGCCAGTGCTGACGCCGACGCCACCAAGTTCTTCGAGGTGCTGATCAGCGGCATGGATGCCGGCACCCGCAACCAGTACGAGTTCATCAAGCGCACCGAGGGCGCCGACGCGGCCCTCCAGGCGCTGGTGGCTAACGGCGTGCCGGGCGCGGAGAAGCTCACTAAGGCCATCGGCGGTACTAAGGACCAGATGAAGGAGGCCACGGACCAGGCCGAGGCCTACGCCAAGGGGCTCGCGGGCTTCCAGCACGACGAGATGGTGAGCAACGCCAAGAAGGCGTTCGACGCGCTCACCGCCGGCTGGACCGGCGCCGATCTGGCCCAGGCCAAGGCCACCGCCGGCACGCTGGGCTACATCGACGCAGTGCGGTCCATGGCTGACAGCGCGCCGGGCGGGTTCGCCCAGGTCGAGGCCGCGATCAACGGCGACACGGCCGCCCTGAAGGCGCTGGAGCTACAGGCGGCGCGTACCAAGGCAGCGTTGGACTCGGCAGCTACTTACAAGGCCACCGGCATCATCACGCCCGCGCCCGCCGAGCTGCCTGATGCGACGAAGATCCGGGATGAGGCGTTCGCCAAGGCCGATGAGGGGCTCGCCGACCTGAGCCAGAAGACCGACATGGCGCTGGCCCACGCCGCCGCAGAGTACGCCGACCAGCTCGCCCAGTTCGCCGAGCGCGCGTCGGAGATCAAGGCCACCCTGCAGGAGGCACAGCAGAAGGCCGCGGAAGCCAGCGCCGACAGCCAGCAAAAGCTCTCCGAGGATCTGGCGAAGGCCGGCGCGTCCTGGGAGGACTCGCTCGCCAAGTACCAGAAGGGCGTCAAGGAGGCCTGGCGGACCTATAACGAGGCTGTCACCCAAGCGAAGGAGACCCTGAGCGACTCCGAGACCTCTATCGGGAAGACGTTCGACAAGTCGATGGAGGACATCACCAAGTCCGAGAAGCAGGCCCTTGAGCAGAACATCAAGGCCCACGAGCAGATCGCCAAGCAGCTCAACGCCTCGCTCGCCTCGGCCCTGAAGCAGCAGTCCGACGCCCAGCAGGCGTTCAACGACCAGCAGAACGCGCTGCTCAACTCGGCCTCCATTGCTGCTGAGAACGCGCGCATCGCCAGCTACGGCTTCACCGACAGCCAGTCCATCGCCAGCAACAAGCGCGCTGCCGAGATCCAGGCGGCCGGCACCGCGGGGCTCCAGCAAGTGGCCAGCGCCCAGTCGCTGAATAAGGCGATGGCCGCAAGCCAGAAGGCCGCCGCCGACGCCCAAACCGCCGCCGCCGACGCGAGCGCCGCCGCAGATAAGGCCTACCAAGACAAGATCGAGGAGCTGGCAAAGAAGCGCGACGAGGCCGCCAAAAAGGCTCAGGAAGACCTCCAGAAGGCGCGCGAGAAGTACGAGAAGACCGTCGCCAAGGCCACGGCCGACCGCGACCGCAAGCTAGAAGACCTGTCTAACGAGCTGGATAAGGCGGCCAAGAAGCTGAAGCAGGCGCAGGACGAAGCCTACAAGAATGCGGCTAAGCGCGAGAAGAAGATCGCCGAAGACCTCCTGAAGGCCCAGCAGAAGTACCAGAAGGACATGGAGAAGCTGGACCGCGATAAGGAGAAGGCGGCCACGAAGTACCAGGACCACATCGACGACATCCGCCGCGAGGATGCCAAGCAGCGGCGCAAGTTCATGAACGACAAGGAGAAGGCCCAGAAGGAGTTCGACCGCGCCGTGAAGCTGCTGAACGAGGGGCTGGGCATGAAGGTGGACAAGGTCCGCACGGTCATCGAGGAGGCCAAGAACAAGTTCGGCAACACCCAGACGTTCCAGATGACTGGGCTGAACATCCAGGAGACGAACATCGACTTCCTCCACTTTGCCCACGCGGAGCTGGATAAGGCGATGGCGACGGCGGGGTAGACGATGCCGACGATCAGCAAGCGCAAGGCCTGGGAGTTCACTAGCACCACTCTCATCGAGGGCGTCCCGGCCTATGCCTTCAGCGTGGACGTGCCCAGCAGTCATGCCTGGACCCGCAATGTCCAGAGCCGCGTGGCGCAGGACCCCTGCGGTGGGCCGCCCACGATCATCGAGCGGGCCGATAGCCCGATGCCCCTGCGCGTCATCACGGTGCCCTTCCGCATCCCCGGCCCGAACAACAGCGACGGCCAGCTCGGCAAGGTCCGCAACGCCATCTGGTTCGGCGGCGCCTACAAGGTCAAGAACCCGCGCGAGACGCTGTACGCCCAGTTCGACCCGACGAGCTGGACAGAGGAGGACACGGGCGTGGCCTGGACGATTACCGTGGCCCTCCACGAGATCCCCGACCCCACCATCCCGCTGCCGCCCCTGCCGCCGGTGGGGACCGGCGTGCCCCCCGGCGTGGTGCTCAGCCAGCTGATGGTCCGCCCCAGCCGCGCCGCTCACGATGCCTACGACGCCGTCGCCAGCGTGGACGTGGTCGTGCAGTTCCAGGGGCTGGCGGGGTTTACCGCGGATGACTTTGTGGGCCTATTCCCCGTGGGCACGGCCGGCTCGACGACCGCCGATAGCGTGGGCTGGATCACCACCGGCAACATCGACGTGGGGACTGCCGCGATTCATCAGAACGACGAACTGCCCGAGGGCGACTACGAGGTGCGCGTAAGCTACGGGGCCGGTCCGACGATTCTGGTCGGCCCGACGATCCCGATCAAGCTGACGGGCCTCTACAGTTACACGAATGCCCGCACGGCCGGCCCGAGCGGCTACGCCAACGTGCCGGTGGGCGGGGCCGTCGGGTTCTCGTGGTGGTCCACCGACGAGGAGGCCGCCACGGACCCCGTGGACGGCGCCGGCCTGACCAACCAGGACTACGCCCACGCCTTCTGGTCGCACGCCATCGACACGCCCGCCAACCTCAGCGGCACGGAGTACTTCACCGTCGACTCGCGCGGCACCTACAAGGCCGTCCTGCACCGGGCCAGCGGCGCCGAGGTACTCGCGCCGGTCGCGCTGACAGTGTACTGACATGAACCGCTATGGAACGTTCCCCTACGGCACGCAGCCCTACGGGTTCCTGCTGGACGCCAACGCCCGGCTCCTGACAGGGATCTACAGCCGGCCGCCGCCGCTGAACCCTCCCACGGTGCCGGGCCCGCCGGGCCCGACGCCCGTGAACCCGCTGAACGTGGTGCCGCCGAACACGGCACGGCGGCGCACCACCTGCGCGCGCATCTGGTCGTTCGACCTGGAGAACTGGGCGCTGGGCGAGCCGCTGCCCTCCGTGGCGCCGGGCGCCAGCGAGACCGTGGCGCTAGTCTCCGACCGCTGGGCCGACGCGACGCTCAGCTTCAGCGTGCAGGACAGCGACCGCTACCTGGACCCCGCCGACCTGGAGCCGCTGGTGCGAGAGGGGCGCGCGGTCGTCGTCGTGCGCCAGGTTACCGACCACCTGGGCAACACGGCAGTGGAGCAGAGCCCGCCCTACGTGATCCAGGGCGTGCCGAGCCGCAGCGACGACTTCCAGGGCGGCGACTCGCTGGCGATCAGCGCCGTCGACCGGCTCCAGTACTTCCGCACGCTCGCGGAGTCCAACAACGGGTTCTTCTACATGAAGGGCGCCTGGTGGGTGTTCGACGCCGCGGCGGCCCTGGGCATTGTCTACGGCAACGAGGGCCTGCCCCTGCCGGGCATCGAGCACGACGAGGTGCTCGGGGACTCTCACCACAGCTCCTTTCTCCAGTTCCTCCAGGCGTACCTGCTGGTCCAGCTCGGCGCCGGCAGCGTCCGGGCACTCTGGGACTTCCGCCCCTCCGAGGACATGACGCCGTTTTGGGCAACCGCCTTCGCCAAGCCGCAGTACTTTGAGAGCCAGGCCGGGGCCACGCTAAGCGGCGGCGGCAGCAGCAGCAGCAACACCACGCCAACGACCGTCCAGCTCAGCTACGGCTCGGAGGGGTTTATCTTCATCGGCTCACCGGGGCAGCGGATCAGCCACGGCGACATGCTGAACTGGGTGTGGGGCGGCGCTCCCTTTCGGATGAGCTACGGCACTGACGGCCACTACATCATCCGCCCCGTGCAGAAGGAGGCGGCGAGCGGGTGGGCCGCGGTCTACCAGCCGACCGGGCAGGGCGGCTTCTACGTGCCGTGGGAGCGCATGGAGCTGAACCTGTCCAGCCCCAGCACGCGCTCGGTCACCTACCTGCTCACGTTTACGCCCGCAGTTACCCTCGGTGGTGAAGGCGGTGTAGCGTCCGGGGGAGGTGGCGTAGCGTCGTCCGGCGTGATGACGGCAGCGTTCGGCTATACGGCGGCTGACTGGGCGGCGCTGCAGAGGCTGAACGTCGGCTCGGCGGTCTCCTGGAACCGGCGCTTCCCGTTTCGTCCAGAGGTGGATACCGCCACCAGCGTCGTTGAGCGGGACGTGGTCACCATTGCTCGCGGCTTCGGCAACGCCAACGTGGCGGTCTATCCAGGGACCGGGGTGCCGACCAACCCCGGCACGGTCGGCGGCTTCGACGAGTACTGTCGCTATACGCTGGGACTGGTCCTCGGCCAGGCTGAGCGGATCGTGCTGACTGTGGACTCCGCTGTAACACCGCCCGAGCTGGGCACGACCATGTCCGTGGTGGACCGCCGCAAGGGCATTAACGGGACGTATCGCCTGACCACCCTGAGCCGGCCGCTCGGCATCCAGGCGGCTACCTGGTCGCTCAACTGGCTCCGGGACAACGACTGATGCCGAGAGACCTGCGCACTATCCTGCGCGACCATCTGCTGTCGATCCTGGCCCAGCGCCAGGAGGCGCTTGCCCAGCAGGCAGAGGACGCGCAGGCCCAGCAGGCTGCGGCCGCCACGCGCATCGAGACCGCCCCCGCCGCGCAGCCCACCGCTTATCCGGTAACCGACCCCATCCAGCGGACGGAGGCCCTGCCCGTCGCCCAGCCGGTGCCCACGCGCCAGGGGCCGGACGCCGACCCGCTCGCGCGCACCCAGCCCTCCGGCGTCCCCGCGCCGCCTCCTCAGACCGGCCCGTCCAAGAGCGCGCTGGACTTCCAGAAGGAAGAAGCGACGCACGTCTACACGGTCACGCCCGGCATCGGCAACATCAACCCGCAGCTTAGCCAGCCGACGCTCGACATCCCGCAGAGCATCCAGGACAAGGAGGAGGCGCAGCAGCGCCAACAGCAGGAGCAGCGCAGGGAGCCCGAGCCGCCGCCCGAAAAGCCACCGTCCGAGCGCCGCGCCGAGGCGGCCAAGGAACTAGAGTCCAACCGCGTCCAGCAGCCTGAGCTGCGCACCCCATCCGCGCCGGTGCCCCCGCCGCCCGAGCCGCCCAAGGCGCCGCCGGAGCCGCCGCCACCGCCCAAGCCACCGGAGCCGCCCAAGCCACCCGAGGTCAACCGCTACATTCAGGAGAATGAGCGGCCCAACGCCGGCGGCAAGGGTCGCATTGACCAGGCCGCCATCAGCCGCACCTCCGAGGCCGCGGAGAAGGGCGGCGTAGTCGAGAAAGGCATCAGCGCCATCGAGCGCGAGCAGACCGCGCTCAAGGAGGGCGTGCCGACCTACACGGGTGCCCAGAAGGAGAGCCTGGAGGCCCACACCGGCGGCTGGAGCGACGAGCGCATGGCGGCGTTCGCCCAGCAGCAGTACGAGGACGACAAGAAGATCGCCAAGGACGAGAAGGACACTCTCGACAAGCTGGAGAAGGACAGCCAGGAGCGCGACGCCGAGCCGCCCTGGGTGCGCGACTCCGTGGTGCAGGACGACCTCGCCCTGAAGATCGCGCAGATGGACGAGGGTGTGGGCCGCTACAG